ATGGTGAAGAAGTATTACACAGCATGGAATCTGGTGGAGGATGCGCAGAATGAGAATAACGAAACAAAGACTTGTTGAATTGATTAACGAAGAAATAGAGAAAGATGCTTTAGAAACGTTAAATGAATATGGGCCTTATAGCTCAATTTCTCCAGGCGGCGGTACAAATCCTTATTTAAAGAGAGCTACGCACCCAGATCCTATAAATGATTTAAAAGCTTTGGAAGTCGGTCAGCTTGATGATATCGCAACTTCTGGCATGGACGGTTTGTTTAACAACGTTCAGATAGCTTCGCGAATTTTAGAAGACCTTCCATTCGAAGAAATCACAAATTCTAATGTAGCGGATACGTTAGTCCAGGCAGCAGAATCATTGCGTACTGCCCTGGACGCAATTGCAACAGATCGCGACCGCGAAGAAAAGGGATATATTTAGTTTACCTTCTAATAAATGTTATTATGTTTGTAACGACATGTTTATGTTAGGCAAGGGAAGTAGATGAGGTTTGCTCATATTGCGGACACGCACATCCGCAATTTAAAATATCATAAAGAATACCGTGCGGTTTTTCAACAGATGTATAACAAACTTCGTGAGTTAGAAGTTGATTATATAATTCATTGTGGCGATATAGCTCATACAAAGACACAGATAAGTCCTGAATTCGTCGATTTATGTAGTGACTTTTTTAGGAATTTGGCTGATATCGCCCCTACATACATAATATTGGGGAATCATGATGGCAACTTAAGAAATTCATATCGTCAAGACGCTTTAACACCGATTGTTAATGCGTTGGATAAACCGAATTTAAAGTTGATTAAAAATTCTGGGGAGGTTATACTCAATGACACTTTTACGCTTAATATTTTATCTGTGTTTGATACTGACAATTGGTCGGATCCTTCCGACAGCACCAAAATCAATATTGCTCTTTATCATGGCTCCGTTTCAAATTGCCAAACTGATGCTGGCTGGGTTATGGAATATGGTGAAAATGACATATCTATTTTCGATCGATTTGATTATGCTTTTCTCGGAGATATTCATAAAACAAACCAACAACTTGATAAAGACGGTCGAATCCGATATTGTGGTTCCACTGTACAACAAAATCATGGCGAAACGAACGACAAAGGTTTTCTTGTATGGGAAATCGAAGACAAAAAAACGTTTACAGTAGAACACCACACATTGGTCAATCCTAAGCCGTTTATAACGATTAACCTCACTCCGAAGGGGCGCATACCAAAAGGCACTGAACTTCCCTCTAAGGCACGTTTACGCCTAGTTTCTGACAATGCCTTACCATTAGATACAATTAGAAAGGTAATTGACGTGGCAAAGGTCAGATTTAAACCAGAAGCAATAACATATTTGTGCAGATCTGATGGTTTAGGTGGTTTAAATGGTGAAACTAATTCTCTAATACAAGAAGACTTACGCGACATCGCGGTCCAGGAAGGTTTAATAGAAAAATATATTAAAGATTATCAGATTGATAGCGATGTATTACAAAAGGTTTATGATCTAAATAAAAAATATAATACACTGGTTGAAGAAGAAGAGGAAGTCAGTAGAAATGTTAATTGGAAGCTAAAGCGCGTAGAATGGGATAACCTTTTTAACTATGGTGAAGGAAATAGTGTTGATTTTTACGATATGAACGGTGTAGTTGGGATATTGGGAAAGAATTTTTCTGGAAAGTCAAGTATCATTGATAGTCTCATGTATACGCTTTATAACACAACATCTAAAAATAATCGACGAAATTATAATGTTATCAATCAAAACAAAGATGAGTGCCGCGGCTGTGTACAAATCGATATTGGCACCAAAACATATAAGATTGAAAGAACTAGTAAAAAATATATTAAGAAATTAAAAGGTAAAGTTACCAACGAAGCAAAAACTGACGTCGAATTCACTGTACTTGATAATGCAACTGGCGTTGAACAAGAACTAAATGGCACAAGTAGAATTGAGACTGATAAAAACATTAGAAAGATTTTTGGTACCGTTGAAGATTTTTTAATGACGTCAATGGCCTCTCAGCTTGGATCACTAAATTACATTAGTGAAGGTTCTACCAAGAGAAAAGAGATTCTTGCCAAGTTTCTTGACTTGGAAATTTTTGATAAAAAGTTCAAAATGGCCAAAGAAGATTCTTCAGATATTAAAGCCATGATACGACGAATGGAAAAACGAGATTTCGTAAAAGAAGCGAAGGATGCAAGAACTGATTTGGCTAGAAGTGAGGCGGAAACTTCTTTAAAACAGAAAGAATGCAAAAAACTAGCCAATAGTATAAGCAAATTAAATGATAATTTAATAGATTGTGATAAATTAATATCTTCCATTCCAGCGGAAATTATTGATATCATTAGAGTAAACGAAAAACTACAAGATTTAATAAATAAGATCGATATCTTAGAATCTGACAAAGTTAGTTTGGAAACAGACTTAACACAGAAAAAACAATTTTACGATAAGATGGTGGCTTTTGTTGATGATTTTGACGTAGAATCTTTACAAGAAAAACAAGATTTAATTAAAAAACACAGAGAAAGTATTATTGCATTCGAATCTGAGATCGAAACGGAGAGCACAAGACTTAGTTCATTAAAGAAAAAAGTGAAGTTGCTTGACGAAGTTCCTTGCGGAGAAGAATTTTCGCACTGTAAGTTTATTAAGGACGCATATTCAGCAAAGAAAAATGTCATCCCAGTACAAGATATAATTAACAAACTAAATTCTAGAGCAGGGGAAGTATCTAAAAGTATCAATGAGCTAAATCCAGCGCAACTAGATGATCATTATGAAAAATTTCAGAGAATAACAAAGAAAAGGAATGAAACTCTTAATGAAATCAATGGATTAAAGCTCGATATCGAAAAAACAAAGACACATGTTCTTAGGTTCAACCAAGAAAAAGGTATCTTGGAAACCAAAAAGCAAGAATACGAAGCTAACAAAGAAGCTATTGAAAATTTAGAATCTTTATTACAACAAAAAATGGATTTAGAAACAAATATCGGCCAACATAAGAAAGAATATGAAACATGCCAGCAAGAATCTATGGAACTTTATAAACAAAATGGTTTCTTAGAACAAACATTAGAACAAGTTAACCTTGATGAGCAAGAATATGAAAATTTGAATGCAGAGTTCACAGCTTATGATTTATTCCAGCGATGCATGCATTCTAATGGTATATCTTATGGTATTATTAAGAAGCGTTTGCCTTTAATCAACGAAGAAATATCAAAGATCTTAACAAATATTGTTGACTTTGATATATTGTTTGACAATGGCGAAAACAAACTTGATATTTTGATCAAACACTCGCGGTTCGATCCACGTCCTATTGAAATGGGATCCGGCGCCGAAAAAACAATATGCGCGATGGCGATCCGCTTGGCTCTTTTAAATGTTTCGACTCTTCCAAAAGGTGATATCTTTATTCTTGATGAACCCGGCACAGCTTTGGACGAAGATAACATGGAAGGATTTGTGAGAATTCTTGATATGATTAGCACACAATTTAAGACTGTTTTGTTGATCTCACATCTAGATAATCTTAAGGATACGGTCGAACAACAAATTACAATTGACAAAATTGATGGTTACGCATACGTAAATCACTAAGGAGAATTAAAATGGAAAAAGTAAAAGCGCTTTTAGATAAAATGACAGAAAAGGTTATCAGTCGCAAGTTTCTTGCATGGGTAACTGCGACAGTATTGGCTGCTTATAATCGCATTGATTCAGAAGATTGGGTTGCAGTAACTGTAATGTATATTGGTTCCGAAGCTCTGGTTGATTTGGCAGCTCGTTGGAAACACGGCCCAAGCGCGTGACAGTTTTAAAGAAAGCATGGGTTTGGTTTAAAACACATTGGTATTTACCATTGTTGCTTGTTTTATTGGCCGTTACATACTTTTCAGGAAGAGCAAGAGTAAATAAAGTACTCAAGATGTTTGATGCTTCCAAAAAAAGCTATGAAGATCAGATAAAAGTAATCAACGAATCTCACGAGCAAGAGCTTAAAAAGCAAGAAGAATTGTATAACACTTATTTGGAAACAATGAAAAGGTTAGAAAGAGAACATAATATAAATCTAGATTCTTTGGAAGAAGAGAAGAAGAAAAAGCTTGATGAAATGGTCAAGAAGTATAAAGGAACTCCTGAAGAATTGGCCAAAGATCTAAGTGAAATGTTTGGAGTTGATAATAAGTCTTAATTATGATGGTTAATTTACTATGTATTAGTATAGCAATAAATTTAGTTTTTATTATTTTGCTATATAGGAACAAGAAAAGTATGGGAAACAGAAGATTAGGATTAGGAAGATTAGAATCGCTTGTGGAACAACTTAAAAGAGAACTAGCTTTAGGAAGCGCTACTTTAGTAGGCTTTAAAAGGGCAATAGAAGCAAAAACTGATGATTACACGGTTGTAGAAGCAGATAGCGGAAAAGTACTTACAACTGAGGGCACCGCCAAAAATATTGTGTTCACATTGCCAACTCCAACGACTTCATTACAAGGAATGTGGGTTGAATTTATAAATTGTGCTGATTATGAAATGAAGATTACAGGTGATGCGGGTAAAATGATACTCCAAGGTAGTATTACTGGTAACTATATTGACATTGATGAGCCCAACCAGCTCATAGGCGCTAATGCATGGGCAATATGTACTGGCACCAAGTGGTTTGTTCGTGGCAGCGCGATCTCAGTCAGCCATTGGGATTTCAATCAATAGTTAATTATGTGGAATAAATTTTTAGCAATATTATTAAGTTTTACTTTAGTTTTAATACCTTGTGTAGCTTCGGCAGGGGAAACAGATCCTGACGATTCACTAAATATAAATGGTCGTTTAACGTATCTTGGCAAGGGAGAGAAGACACCATATGCAGGAATTTTATTTGACATTTCAGCTGCAACAAAGCTTAAAATAGATAAACAATTTATGGTGCTTAAATTTAAGCTTGAAATGGATTTCCTAAGAAAGACGCTAACTGCTGAACATTCTTTAGTTTTATCTAAACTTCAGCTTAAGCACGACACGTTACAATCAAGAACTAGTTCCTTATTAAAAATAAAAACTGAAGAGATAAACCGTTTGCAAGACCTAATTAAGAAAGATACAAGAAGTTATTCGCATTGGTGGTTTGTGGGCGGTATTATAGCAGGATGTTTACTTTCCATTGGTATTTATTATGCCGCCTCTGAGATTGGCAAAAATAATTAATAAGGAAATACAAACATGTCTCGTAGTTCGAGAAGATCAGGAACAAGTAACTTATCTTTTCATAAGTTAAAGCGCCAGATAAAAAAACACTCTGGCACAGGTTTCGAATTCGTTCTAGAAGATGCAGACGGCACAGAAGTAACAATATCGAAAAATAAAGAAGTTAAGTATCTTTCTGGCGGTGGCATAAACATTAATTGGACTGATGTCAGTTCCGGATCCGATTCTGATCCTTATGATTTAACTTTAACTATTGATCCAACGGATGCAACAGCAGTTAATGTAGCTGCTAGCGATTTAATTTTAATTGCTGATGCGTCAGACAGCAATAATTTGAAAAAGGCAACTCTTGGTTACGCATGGGACGGTACCAGTTTTTATGTGAATGGAAAAATTGGTGTTGGTGTTGTCACTCCATCTTATGCTTTAGATTTGCCTAACAATAGTGATGCGACCGGAGCCGCCAGAGCAAATGCATTTATAACTTATTCTTCACGAAAACTTAAAAAGAACATCAATCGGATACAAGAGCCGCTTAGTATCGTGAAAAACCTTAGAGGTGTCACTTTCGATTGGAAAGACACCAACAAAAGAGAAATAGGCCTGATAGCAGAAGAAGTAGCGAAAGTTCTTCCAGAGGTTGTTTCTTATCAAGACGCACAGCCTGCCGCCCTCGATTACCCAAAAATAACTGCCCTTTTAATAGAATGTGTGAAAGAACAACAAGAAAGAATTGATTCTTTAGAAAAAAAAGTTGTTTCTTATGTCTCTGAAAACAATAAAGAAAATTAAGAGAAGCATTTTTATTGTTTTACAGCCTGTTTTTTTAGGTTATCGTACACTATATAGTTTGATGGAGCGTGGTGGTTAACAATACCACTGCGTCTATCGAAAAATTAAAAAACAACACATAGTTTAGGAGGGAAAAAAACATGGCTGTTAAAATTTCTGGAGATAATATAGGATTGTCGGGCACTGACGACGATTTATTAACCGTAGCAGATCAATTGCTCACCGTTGCAGGTGAGATTTCTGTTACTACATTAGATATTGGGGGAACAAACGTTTCTGCTACTGCGGCAGAACTCAATTACGTTGATACCACCGCCGGCGTAAGCGCCGCAAGCAAAGCGATCATCTGCGATAGTAATGGTGATTTTGAGATGCAGGATGGTGATAAAGTTTTTCTTGGTACGGATGCTGACGCGTCTCTTTATCACGATGGTAGCAACTGTTACTTAAAAAATGGGACTGGAGCAATGAAAATTGCAGACCAGACTTCTGGCATCGCGGTCTCGATTGGTCACACGACTTCCGAGACAACGGTCAACGACAATCTTACTGTTACTGGTGATCTTACTGTTAATGGTACAACTACAACAGTGAATAGTACGACAATTGCTATTACTAGTTCGTTTACGTTTGAGGGTTATGCAGACGGTAATGAAACGACGCTTAGGGCACTCAATCCTGTTGCTGATTCAACAATATACATGGGTGCTCTGGCAACTGGGTCATATTACATGCCGCTGATCGGAGATGCTCCGACGGCCGCCGCGGCAGCTGTTACTGCTGCTGAATTTGCACTTCTTGATGGTGGTTCTACTGTTGCGACTGTAACAGTTGCAGATGGTGACGGTGTTCTTTTCAACGATGCCGGCACTATGAAACATGTCACTGTCCAATCTCTCTCAGCTTACTTCGACGACGAGATCACGGCAATGCCAAACCTTGTACAAACCAGCGCCCTAAACGCTGGCTCTATTACCTCTGGCTTTGGCAACATTGACAACGGTACTAGTACACTTGATACCGGCGCCGCCACGGTCGCGAGTTTGGTTTGTACTGCTGCTGGTACTTTCGGTGGTGGTTATGGCTCCACAGGCGCCACAATCTCAACCGCTGGTGTCATTCAAGCAAATGGCAACATTGAAACTGCTGGTAGTTTTGTTATTGGTTCGGCCGACATGAGTGAAACCGACTTGGAGAAACTTGACGGTATCACGAACGGCACGGCTGCAGCTTCTAAGGCTGTTGTACTTGATGGTAGCAAAAACATTGCGACCATCGGCACGCTCGGCTGCGGCGCGATCACCTCGACCGGTAACTCGGCAATGGCTCAACTTACCACATCCGGAAGAGTGATTGTTGACGATACAACAGCCGCGACTACTACTACTGATGGTTCACTTCAAACCGATGGTGGTTTAAGTGTCGCCGCAGATGCTGTTATTGGTGACGATCTCATGTTGTTATCAGACGCGTCAGTGATCCACTTCGGCGCCGCCAAAGATGTGACGATGACGCACGTCTCTGGCTCTGGTGTCACGTTCACGAATACGTTAGGTGCTGACACCGCTCTTGGAGCCAAGCCTATGGTTTTGGAATTGGCTACTAAAGAATTGGTGATTACGGACGGCGACAAGGTTGGCGCAATCAACTTTAAAGCAGCTGCTGAAAGCAGTGGGACTGACGCTATTTTGGTTTGTGCTGGAATCGAAGCCGTTGCTGCTGACACTTTTGCAGCTGACAACAACGCAACGAGCTTGGTTTTTAAAACTGCTGCTAGCGAGGCCGCGGCCGGAAAGGTTATGATCCATCCTAATGGACACTTAATGCCTTATTCTGATGACCTTTGTGCTCTTGGTCAGTCGAATAACAACTGGGCAGATCTTTACTTAGCTGATTCCGCTGTCGCTAACTTTGGCGATGATCAAGATGTTACGTTAACTCATGTTCACAATACTGGCCTTCTTTTGAATTCCACAAACAGGATTCAATTCAATGACTCGACGCAATATATTGGTGCAGTTGACGATGCAGCGAATCTTACTATTGCTGCTACAACTGATGTCAATATCGAAGCCACTACTCTTGATTGTAATGCTGCGCTGGACGTCTCTGGTGTTGCAACCTTAGCAAGTCTTGTTTGCACAGCAGCTGCAACCTTTGGTGGTGGTCTTGGCGCGTCCGGCGCAACCATAACTACTAACGGCGCAATTTCTGCTGATGGAAGAATCATAACAGATGATACAACAGCCGCCACTAGCACGACTGATGGTTCGCTTCAAACTGACGGTGGCTTGAGCGTTGCTTTAGACGCCGTGGTTGGTGATGACCTTATCCTATTATCGGATTCATCCGTAATTCACCTTGGCGCCGCCAAAGATATAACAATGACGCACGTCTCTGGCTCTGGTGTCACGTTCACGAATACGTTAGGCGCTGACACCGCTCTTGGAGCCAAACCTATGGTTTTGGAATTGGCTACTAAAGAATTGGTAATCGCTGCCGGCGACAAAATCGGTGCAATCAACTTTAAAGCAGCTGCTGAAAGCAGTGGGACTGACGCTATTCTGGTTTGTGCTGGAATTGAAGCTGTTTCAGAAGGCACTTTTGCTTCTGATAACAATGCAGCGGGTTTGGTTTTCAAAACCGGTGCTAGCGAAGCCGCAGCCGGAAAAGTTACGATTACTTCCGCAGGACATTTGCAACCCTATTCCAATAATCTTTGTGGATTAGGAACTACATCTTACAAGTGGGCAGATTTGTTCTTGGCTAGTGGGAGTGTTATCAACTTTAACAGTGGTAATGTCACAATGACGCATTCCGCAGATACTTTATCGCTCAATGCTGGTGCGTCCATGAAAGCAACTAGTTTCGTCACATACTCGGATGAAAGGATGAAGGAGAATATCAACACTCTTGATAACGCTTTGGATACTGTCTCGAAACTTCGTGGCGTTAGTTACGATTGGAAGCAAGGTGGCAAGTCTGACATTGGGTTTATTGCTCAAGAAGTTCAGAAAGTTGTACCATCTCTTGTTCACGGTAGTGAAAAAGACGGTTATGCTATGGACTATCCAAGTATGAATGCTATTATTGTCGAAGCTATGAAACAACAACAAGTTCAAATAAATGATTTGAAAAAAGTTATTGAATCGCTTAGAAAGTAATATTGTTTAGTGTCTAATGAAAAGGCCGGCAACTGCCGGCCTTTTCTATTTACTTTAAAGGGGGTGTGAAATGTCATCGAAAAAGAAAAATAGAGGACATATTTTATCTGCAATTAGACAAATAGATCCGACCTACGAAATAAAAGACAATGTTTATTATTTGGGCCCAAAAGCTTTTGTCGCTAATTCTGTCGTGCAGTGGCTTGTTGCTAAAATAGAAAATGGCGAATTGGAAAAAGAAAATGTGAATTTTTATGTTGATGCTATTAACAAATACATTAAAGATGAAGTAAACTTACGGTGGGATGAAGGCAATTTAGTGATTGAGGGAAAATGAAAGAAAAAGATTGGGACTACATAGCTAAAGTTGAGAAAGCAATTGCTAAGAAATATGGCAAAGAAACCATACAAAATCCCAATTCTTCATGGGATGAAGAAAAGGAAAAAGATTACATCAATCAGCTTAAAGAATTGGTCAGAAAAGAAGGACTATCTGAAGAGCAAATTGAAAAGGCTGAAATCAATGGTTTTTTAGTTCCTAAAAAACTACTTACTAGAGAAACAAATAGAAAATGTCCTGTATGTGATAATTTTTCATTTAAGATTAAAGATGATGTATATATGTTAAAATACGAATGCTGCTTTCAATGTTATATAAACTATGTAGAAGATAGGGAAGAACGGTGGCTTTCTGGTTGGAGACCAAAAGGAGATAAATAAATGTCACAAGCAAATTTAGACGTCATTCGAGGTGTGGCCCAAGCCGCAGCGAATTCATATGACGGAGCGTTAGACGATAAAGGCGAGCCAATTAAAATTGGCTTGAAAAGAGAAGAGGGACACCTTATTTTAAATTCTAGAACCGTCGATGGGTTTAAAGTCAGATTTCATGGCGATAAATTGCTTTGTACTTACCAAAGTGAGATTAAGCTTAAGGATGTTTATAAGGGAAATCTTGAGAATGAAATGGAACAAACAATGGCAGATATTGTTAAACATCTCAAGAAAGAATATAAAAAAATTACCGGCAACGCCTTGGCTTTAACTCCAGAAGGAGAAGTAGATGTTTTAGTTCAATCAACTTCCAGAGTTAGAGTGTTCGTAACTGCTAGCAAGGCTTACAAAGTCGGTGGTCTCGATGGTATAGAAGCTGTTGTCCAGCCTTCTAAAGAAAAACTTGAAACTTCATTTAAAAGTTTTCTTGACCAAGGCGGCTGGGGGAAGGCTCCTACGAATAAAGAACAAAAAGGTGGTTGGAAGAAAAACAAGCAAAAGGATGGTTGATAATCATGAGATATCAGCTCTCCAAAGAAGAAATTGTTAAAGAAATAATCAAATGTGGCAAAAATGCTTCATACTTTATAAACAATTATGCTAAAATTTCCCACCCCCAATTGGGACTAATCCCTTTCAACACTTATGATTTCCAAGATGAACTAATCAATGATTTTAACGAACATCGTTTTAATATTATCTTGAAAGCGAGGCAGCTAGGTATTTCAACTATAACTGCCGCCTACGTCGCCTGGATAATGATGTTCCGCAGGGACAAAAATGTTTTAGTGATGGCCACCAAGTTTGGCACTGCGTCCAATCTAGTCAAAAAGGTTAAAAATATTCATAAAAACCTTCCAGACTGGATGAAAATTGCTAAGATTATTATTGATAATAGAACTTCATTCGAATTATCAAATGGCTCACAGATAAAAGCGTCCTCAACAACCGCCGACGCTGGCCGCTCTGAAGCGCTTTCTTTGTTAGTTGTCGACGAGGCCGCACACGTCGAAGGTTTGGGCGAACTATGGACCGGTCTTTATCCCACTCTATCGACTGGCGGTCGTTGTATCGCTCTTTCTACTCCCAACGGCGTTGGAAACTGGTTTCACCAAAACTGTGTCGACGCCATGTCTTCTAAAAATGATTTTAAAATCACGACGCTGTTATGGGACGTCCATCCAGATCGCGATCAAGAGTGGTTTGAGAAAGAAACTAAAAATATGTCACGTCGACAGATCGCCCAAGAATTAGAATGTAATTTTAACATGTCTGGCGAGACTGTTTTCCATCCAGAAGATATGCAGTTCTTAGAAGCAATGATCAAAGATCCTAAGCACAGAACCGGCTTCGATAGAAATTTTTGGATTTGGGAAGAACATGATCCTGGATTTACATATTTGCTTTCTGCAGATGTTGCTAGGGGTGATGGAAACGACTACTCAGCTTTTCATATTTTTAAAATAGAAACAATGGAGGTGGTTGCTGATTATCAAGGCAAAGCAACACCTGATATTTTTTCTAATTTAATCATAAACGCCGGCAAAGAATACGGAAGTTGTATGATTGCTGTTGAAAATAATTCTGTTGGATTTGCTGTTCTGGAGAAGTTGAGAGATCAAGGGTATCCAAATATTTATTACTCCTATAAATCATCACACGATTATGCCGATCCCGTTACCGCCGAATATTCTAACAACACCGTTGCTGGGTTTTCAACAACCCAAAAAACAAGACCTTTGATCGTCGCCAAGATGGAAGAATTTATACGCAATAAACTAATTAAAATATATTCCAGTAGGTTATACAACGAAATGAAGACTTTTATATGGCACAATGGTCGACCCCAAGCAATGAAAAAGTATAATGATGACTTAATAATGTCGTGTGCAATTGGTTGTTGGATTAAAGATATAGCCTTTACTGTCAACCAAAGAGATTTACAATACAAAAAAGCTTTCTTAAATTCCATGACGAAATCTGGTAATATGCTTAATACTGCAATAAAAGGCATGGAAGGCTATAAGTCTAATAATACCAGAGAATTAAATAAGAAAAAGGAAGAGCAGGATAAATATATTTGGCTTTTAAAAGGATAACAAAATATGGTTGACAACAACAGAAACCCTAGAAATAAAGATAGTACACTATTCAGACAGCTAACCCGTTTGTTTTCTGGCCCGATTATAAATTACAGGAAACAAATCCCGCGTCAGTTAAAAAGAAGACAACTAGACAGCTATAAATTTAGATCAGCCAGCGGTCAAAACTTTAAAAAATCTGGCTATAGCCCATATGATAAACTCCAAGCAAACTTTTTTGCCAGCCAGGCCCGCGCAGATCGCTATGTCGATTTCGATCAGATGGAATACACACCAGAAATAGCTTCTGCACTGGATATTTACGCTGATGAAATGACAACTTCTACAGCTCTCCGCGCCATGATGGAAATTAAGTGTAACAACGAAGAAATTAAGTCGGTTTTGGATCTCTTATATCATAATGTTCTTAATTTAGAATCAAATTTATTTGGTTGGTGTCGAACAATGTGTAAATACGGAGATTTTTTCTTATATCTAGACATCGATGATAAGCAGGGCATCAAAAATGCAACTGGTCTACCTTCGCCAGAAGTTGAAAGGTTAGAGGCAGAAGATAAAACAAATCCAAATTATGTACAATTCCAATGGAACACCGGGGGCATTACATTTGAAAACTGGCAAATAGGTCATTTTCGAGTACTCGGTAATGATAAATACGCTCCGTATGGAACTTCAGTTTTAGAGCCGGCCAGAAGAATTTGGCGTCAGTTAACGCTTTTAGAAGATGCAATGATGGCATATCGAATTGTAAGATCTCCTGAAAGAAGGGTGTTTTATGTTGATGTTGGCAACATTGCTCCTGAAGATGTTGAACAATACGTTCAGAAAGTTATGACTCAAATGAAACGTAATCAAATTGTTGATACAAGCAGCGGGCGCGTCGACCTTCGATATAATCCCATGAGTGTGGAGGAGGATTACTTCATTCCTGTAAGGGGAAACCAATCATCTAGAGTCGAGAGTTTGCCTGGTGGTACATATACCGGCGATATCGATGATGTTAAATATTTGAGAGATAAATTATTTTCGGCGCTTAAAGTACCTGCATCTTATTTATCGAGAGCAGAAGGAGCAGAAGAAGACAAAACCACTCTCGCTCAAAAAGATATTCGTTTTGCTAGAACGGTTCAAAGGTTGCAGCGTGTTATAGTATCCGAACTTGAAAAAATTGGTATTATTCATTTGTTTACATTAGGATATCGTGGTGACGATTTGCTATCGTTTAAGCTAAGATTGAATAATCCATCAAAGATCGCAGAGCTGCAAGAACTTGAACATTGGAGAACGAAATTCGACGTCGCCGCCGCAGCAACTGAAGGTTTCTTTAGCAAACATTGGATTGCTGATAATATTTTTGGTATGTCCGAAGAAGCACTATTGAAGGTACAGAGAGAAATGTACCACGACAAGAAATTTGAAGCTTCTCTATCAAAAGCTATAGAGGCGATGGCTTCTGCACCGCCCCCCGACGCCGGAGGTGGCCCCGGCCCAGGCGCTCCACCTCTCCCTGGTGGAGAAATTCCCGCGACTCCGCCTCCTGGCGACGACGCGCCATCAGATGAAGGTGAAGACAGCCCACTATTAGTCGCGCCCCCAGGCGAAGCAACTGCATCACCTGAAGAGGGCCTTGGCGGAGAAGCCCCTGCCCCGGCAAAGAGGGATGATAATTCTCATTTAACGGTTGGGGCAAAGGACCATTGGTACACCCCAAAAAAATATAGGGGAGGCGACCGACGCGACCGCGGGGCTCGCCAAAGACATTTTGTTGCTCAGGGCCGACCCGGATACAAAGATTTAAAATCTCTTGGTGTTGGAATTGTAGCGGAAATGGAAGATTTAGATTCTACTTATAATATGGAAGAACAGAAGATAATTCGTAGTTCACAAGAAATAAAAATGCTGATTGAAAGAATGGAGTCAAAAAATAATGAAGTTTAAGCACAATAAAAAGAGAAATACTGCTTTTTTGTTTGAGACCTTAATAAGAGAACTTACGAAGTCTACTCTCGGTAAAGACCACGATAGAAAAGACACTATTCTTTCTATTGTAAAAGAACATTTTGCTAAAAAAACCATTCTTTCAAAGGAGTTAGAGTTGTATAAATCACTTTATAAAAGCGATGATTTGACTCCACCTCTTGCCGAGAAACTTTTAAAAGAAGTAAAAAGAGAACATAAAAGTTTAGATCAAAAAAAGATTTTTGAAGCACAGTCTAAACTTATTAGAAAAATTAATAGAAAATTGTCAAATAAAGTATTTTCTAATTTTGTACCAAATTACAAAAACCTTGCGACAATACATCAGATTTTTAATTCAAAAAACGCGAACCCCAAATCGCGTATCCTTTTAGAACAAAATTATATTAAAATTATATCTTCTAGTATAAATCTAAAAGAAAACATCCTCGCCCCGGTTGATAAATTAACGTTTAAAACTTTTATTAACAAGTTCAACGATAGATATTCTGCAGATCTTTTAAAAGAACAAAAATCGCTTTTAAAATATTATATCACTTCTTTTACAGATCAGGGTTTAGAATTAAAGATATTTTTAAATGAAGAAATTGATAGATTGAAGAAAGAGCTTCATAAGACGATCTTAACTGAAACCGTGCAAAACGATAAAAAGCTTTTTGGCAAAACTAAAAAAGTTTTAAATATCGTTGAAAATTTCCGCAATAGAGAAGTTGATAATAAAATGGTTGAAATTATTTTAAAAGTTCAAGAACTCGTAAAAGAGACCTCAAATTATGGCAACAAAGAAAGTAGTAATAACAATTAGAAAAGGCCCGGGGGTATCGGCAACACCTCCACCCGTTCCCCCGCCCGAGCCAGAAAAAAAACCACAGGCCGAGGTGTCTTTAAAAATTAGAAAGACGCTGGATGGAAATTATATAATTTTTGACCATACAGATGTTGATATTGTTGTATCGCCTACACAAAACAAAATTATTGTTTTTGCAAAAAACAATTTTGATGATTACGTTTACGAGGTACAAGATAAATTATTTAAATTTCTTGTGAAAAAGGGTATAATAGATCCAAATTCGGTCCAAGGTGGAAACGTCTTTATGTCTATGGAAGGTGCAATCTTGCCAGCAAGTGAAAAACATGATGCAATTCAAATGAGCATATTAAATGTGGCTAGATTCATTGAAAACGAAAAGCCAGAATATTTGCTCCGCAAAGCATATGAGGAAGAAGATGAAAGAAGACTTACTGAGCCTGGTCCAGAAGATTCAACCGAGTTTGATCCAGAGAGGTTACACAAAGCGCAAAAGGGTTCACATCGTCCTGTCATGCGCCCATACGGAATAAGCTCGATTTACAGAATCTAGTAATTGAAGAGAGACTTAAATTGGATTTATTATATTTTTTATTGATTGCGTATGGAATGACGCAAGTTATTGTAAGTGGCACCATTTTTGATAAAATTAGACCATCCAAACAATGGCTTAATGGTTTCGGCCAACTTTTCCATTGCGCATTATGTATGGGCTTTTGGGTTGGTGTATTTTTGTGGAGTATTAATGGCTTAACAGAACTATTTAGCTTTGAATATAATATAATTAATCCACTATTACTTGGATCTTTGTCATCTGGAACTTCATATTTGCTTTATACAATAATGGGGGATTTCGGAATACGCTCTGAACAAATGACAAATGTTTTTCATAGACAACAAGGAAGGTAAAAATGAGAAGACAAAATATCGCAGAAGTAAGACGCTGCTGTAAGGGAAGCAAAAACACGCAAGGGAGAGCCTTGCAAAAAAATTCTTATTATAAAAGGAGTAACAAAAATGAGTATTTGGAAAGAACAAAAAACAGGTAAAGGTAACGCAGCGAAGGGTACGCCCACGACGAAAACCAATGTCGTGCCTCCAGCTTGGAAAAATGGTAAAGGCGCTGTTAGGGGTGATAAAGGCAAGGCCGCTAAAAAGTAAAAGGCTTGATTAAATGACACAAAAACTTTTACGAGAATATTTTGAATTATGTCCCGATGGGAATTGTGTACTTGATGTATTAACGGAAGGTGAACGCAGATCCTTGCAAGAAGGCGCGGTTTTTCTCGTAGGTGTTTGTCAAAGGGCAGGTGTCAAAAATGGCAATGGCCGGATCTATAAGAAGTCGACTCTTGAAAGAGAGGTGGAGAAATACCAGGCTTTGGTACAAGAGCGCCGCGCTTTAGGAGAGTTGGACCACCCAGATGATTCAGTTGTTAATCTTAAAAACGTATCTCATCTCATGACAAAAATGTGGTGGAAGGGTGACGACGTTATGTGCAAACTTGAAGTAATGAACACTCCATCCGGACAAGTCCTCAAGGAGCTTATAAAATCAGGTATTAAATTAGGGATTTCCTCCAGAGGCTTGGGTTCTGTCAAAAATCACGGCGGGCAAACAATTGTAGAAGATGATTTTAAATTGATTGCATTTGATATGGTTTCTGACCCGTCGACGCCCGGCGCCTGGGTCGGCCCGGAAAGAGGTTCTAGCTCAAACCCAGATTTGGCAGATGTTCTGGCAAAAATGTCTGAGAATATAACTTTGAAAGAAAGCACCGCAAACGGCAAGCTTAATGAAGTTCTAGATGATATATTAAAGAGCTAAGGAAAATTTAATGAAGAGAAATGAAATTAAAAGCATTATCAAGCCGATAGTAAAAGAATGTATAACTGAACTTTTGTTACAAAAAGAAGGCATTTTGTCGAACGTCGTATCAGAAGTGGTCAAAGGATTGCAAAGTCCAATCTTGGAATCTAATAATTTTGATAAAAACGAACAGACCGAACAAGAGTTGTCAGAGCTTGAAGCAAAATATGAATTGGAAAGACAAGAACGTATCAAAAGATTAAATGAATCTGTTGGTAGCAATTTCTTTAAAGGAACGCGCCCCGCGCCTACAGATAATGCATCTCAATATGACCCCTTGTCTGGTATTAGCGCACGAGATCCTGGTGTTGATATTAAAGGCATCATGGCCATCGCCGGAAACAAATGGAAGAAACACACAAAGTAAAATATAATGAGCAAAAACAAGCCAGTAAACGTCGAAGTAACACTAAGACATGTGAGAAACGACCCCAACAAATTGATTAGAAAGTTTATAAAAAAAGTTAAAAAAGAGAAAATATTAGAGGAAGTTAAAGGCCGAATGTACTACGAGAAGCCTTCATCAAAAAGAAGACGAATGAAAAAACGAAAATTAGAAAACGCAAGAAAAGCTCAAAAAGAGCAAAATAAAAAATTAAACATACAACCAATGAAGAGGTAAAAAGAATTGGCAACTACAATCAAATCATCAACGCTAACTGTAAGTCTTGTTGAAGATATTTTTCTCAACGGAAGCCAACAAGGCTCGAAAAATACACTAAGTATTAGTGGCATAAAAGATGTATTTAAAAGAATAATTACTATTGCAGCAGATGATGACGCTACAGTTCTAGTTTTTAAATCTACAACAGCCATTGCAGACGGAGCATTAGATTTGCAGAACGTGAAATATATTCGTGTAACGAATTTGGATGATACTAATTCTGTTGGTCTCTCTTTACAACTAGATTCAGATGAAGATAATAGTGCTGCAAATGAATCTTGTACTATCCTGTTAGAAGCAGGCCGCAGCTTTATAATGGGAACGCCTGATGAAGGAATTCATGTGGATGATGATTCAGCTGGTATATTAACAGCGCTAACGGATCTAGAGAGTATTATAATTAATCCGGGCGCCAATGCCGGCTCCGTGGAAGTGTTTGTAGCTTCCGCATAAAAAGGATTTTTAATGAAAAACAAACTAAATATTAATAACAGAATAATTATATTGGAGAATTTAAATGGCAGTACATAAATATACAAGCTGGGGAAGGACAAGAAGCCCTAAGAATATAGCTGGAGACCCAGGTACCGCGGTTACTTTAGAATCAGATACCGACAATCTGCTCACAAGCAATAGCGATTATAAAACTGTAGGCTATGCCACAGAGAATCAAAGATATTTACATGTTCTTGTTACCGACCTTAATGACACCGCTCCTGCCGCACTAACCGTATTTGGATATTGTCACGCTTTTGAAAGATGGTTTGAGATAGCGGAAACAGAAGCCGGAGGCGAAGGTCAAAACACTGCAAACGCCGCGGCCTCCATAACAGTGGCTGATTCTGGAAGGGCTGTTACTGCTCAGGTTCCAAGCGATAGGGAATACCGGGTCTATGAAATACGAGGAATAGATCGAGTTGCTTTTGTACATGAAGACAGCACTGAAGTCGATGTTTTCGCCGCTTGTAGCACCTTTTAAAATCAAAATGGATTTTATAGCTAACAATTACTATTTACTAACAGTATGTACTATTTTCAGGAGAAATAATTAATGTCCTCAATGTTAGAGCAAGCTATTGTTGATGCAAATGCATTGAGAGACGTAGCGATTAAAACAGCTGAATCAAACTTGGTTGAAAAATATTCAGAACAGATTAAAGAAGCGGTTGAAACGCTTTTAGAACAACCAATGCCGGGCGAGGAAGACCCCATGGCCCCAATGACCCCCGGCCCCATGGCGATGGATCCTGCAGCTGCCGGAATGGCAATGCCTCCGCCCCCAATGGGAAATGAAGGTTCTCCTGAAGATGAATTGGACGTCCCTCTTGGAGCTACCGAAGGCGAGAAACTATGCCCTTGTCCTGAAGAAGAAAAAATTGTAGTTGTTAATTTACCTGAATTAATTAAACAAGCTGAAGAAGAAGCAGGCGAAGGTGTTTCTCCTGAAGAAGTAGAACAATTCGGTACAGAAGTAGAACCAGAGGAAGAAGAAGAGGAAGAGGAAGAACTTCCCATGGGCTTGGAAGAATCAATTGAATTGCCAGAAGAATATTTATATGATATTCTAGAGTCATTAAAAGTAGATGTCAGCCCATATTCTGTTCGCGATGGCTGGACCGGCACACCAACCGCTGCTATAGAAGAAGCAGAGGAATTAGAATTAGCTCGTCAACAAAGTGACGAGGTTGCTGAAGACCTAGAGGTACTTCAGACGGCAGTTAAAGAACTGCACGAAACAAATGAATATTATGAGAATATGCTACTAGAAGCTAAGAGTTATATTGATGCTAGGGAAAACGATCACCAAGCTAAATTAAACGAAGCCGCCGGAGTTTTAAATGAAACTAAAAAAGTAGCGTATATTCTAAAGAATAAATTGGACGAAGCGAACTTAACAAATGCTCGTCTATTATATACAAATAAGGTTTTATCAAACAGCTCTTTGAATGGGCGACAAAAAAATCAAATTGTCGAAGCTTTGATAAACACCGAATCTGTTGAAGAAACAAAAACAATATATGAGACTCTTCAAAGCGCAGTGGGCAGCACCAGTAAATCAACTAAAAGACAGCCGAAATCACTGAGCGAGGTAGTTAATAGAACTTCAACAACAATGTTGCCTCGATTGAATGAGGGACAAGAGAAGCAAGATACGTCGGCTTCAAACCGATGGAAAATCTTAGCAGGAATAAAAGACAATTAAAATTTTAAAAATATAGGAGGAAATTAAAAATGTCTGTTTTGCAAAAGTTGACTGAAGGTCTTGTTAAACGTGATCTCCAGAAGGAAGGTGCTGCTCTCATGGATAAATGGGAAGCCACAGGTCTTCTTGAGGGTCTTAACAGTGACCACAATAAAAATACAATGGCTCGCTTGCTTGAAAACCAAGCTTCTGAGCTACTTAGAGAGGCCAGCTCAATGGCAGCTGGTGACGTCGAAGGTTTTGCTTCCGTAGCATTCCCTATCGTTCGTCGTGTCTTTGGCGGTCTTATCGCCAATGATCTTGTTTCCGTCCAACCGATGAGCTGCCTTCGGGCCTCATCTTCTTCATGGACTTCACATACAACGATGGCCGACTCGGCGTCGACTCTGGAGATTCCCTCTACGGTGGAGGCGTTGTTGGTAAAAACATCATCAGCGGTACATCGGATATCACTGAAGCAGGCGGCGGGTTCTATAACCTTGCCAACCACTATTCTTCGGTTACCGCTTCCGCCGACGTCACCGTGAGCGCTCACGCAACGTCGGGCGACGTCCCGGGCGCTACAGGTGTGGATGTTTCTGCATTCACCGAAGCCCATAAGAAAGATGTACGTTTTGATGCGGATTTGCTGGCCAACACATCTTACAATGTGCGCCATTACACCATCGATGCTGACGAAGATCTCGAAGGTCTTAATCATGATGCTCTCGGAGCTATTAATTGGACTAATTTGGGCGACACAACTAATGATAGTGTTGTTCGTCGTTTGACCAAATACGTTCGTAGCACAGGCCTGGTTCACCTCTATGTCCAAGCTACTGACGGCGCCGGGACCGACGATGCCGGAGGTTCTAAAACAATTGTTTATCCAGTTAAGGA